CGCCAACATCTGCCTCATCCTCGTCACCCGCAAATGAGCCCGCCCCCACCCATCGATAACGAAGCGACTCAGTCCCTGGTCAAGGACGGGCTAGTGGCCTCCATCCTCGGTGGCCTTGCGATGACGGCCCGCTTGCTCCTCTCCACGGAACCCGTCTCACCGGGCTGGGTGTTGCGCCGTATCTCTGCCGCCGCGATCACCGCGGCCCTAGTCGGGTACGCTATCACGGACCATATCTCATCCCCTGGTCTACGCATGGGCGTCGTCGGTGCGGCTGGGTACGCTGCCCCCGAGGTCATGGATTACGTCCTCAAGTATCTTAAAGCCCGAGGTGACGCTGAGGTCGCTAAGGTAACGAAGAAACCGAATGACAAAAAGAAACCAGCCAAGCGGAGGAAGTGAGACGAACCTCCTTTGGGCGACGGTGGCCCTAGTCGTTTGCGCTGGGCTGGCTGCCGTCTCGGTGGCCTATATCTCGGACCTTATCCTCAGCTCGTTTGCCAACTCCAACACGATGGCCCTCCTGATCACGGACGCCGGCACGAAGAGCGACGACGCGGGGCTCGAGCGCCAACTGACCTCGGCGACGATGGGCCTGAAAGCCTGCCGCGACCTAGGTTGGGCTCTGGCGGTCGGGTGCCTAGGGGTGGGGGTAGCGGTCTTCCTACGCTTTCGACGGGCAAACGCCTCCTAGGGCAAGCCAGAGGGGTCTATGGGGGTAGCCTAGGGGCTGACTAGGACACCGACTTAGGGGCAGAATAGTGGGTTCATAAGACCTTTAGCAGATAGGGGTTGACCTTAAACCTAAAGCCCTCACAAAGGAGGAGTACCCAATATACATATGACCAACCAAGCCAACACCACCCCTGCCTCCTCCACCAACGAAACCCTGTTTGAGAACTTGCGCCTCGCGGCTCAGGCTCTTGCCGACCAGACGGGCTGGGAAGTCAAAGTCCTCAACAACGATGGCGTCCGCGTCTTTGAAACCGAATAACCCCCAACCACCTAACCCATGCGTCTCCTCCTCGCCCTCCTCGCTGGTCTAGCCCTCACGGGCTACATCCTCGCCCTCGCCGACGGCCCCAGCCTCGTCGACATCATTAACAAGTACTAATCTGCCAACCCACCAAGCCATGAAAAGCCAACTGCATAAAATTACCTGCCCTGATCGACTAGATGACCTTAAGACTATCATCGTTAATGAGCGCAAGAAGAACTTGACCCGGGCTTCCTACGAGCTGTACGGCATAACCTTTGTAAACAATCGTGCTGAAGCCGACCGCGTGGAATACGCTCCAACGTCCGCAGACTTCTCTCCTATGTCTACGAAGGCTCGTGTAGCCGGCTACCTTAAGGTCTACGATATGGTCGCCGAGTTCCGCGGGGCTTGGAAGTCCGACGATGAAGCCAAGGTCGTCGGCTACGATAATTACCCTGAAGCCTAATCCCATGCCCGACCCTCTCTCTATGTCCCAAGATATGCTGGCCTCCCCGGCTCATGTCATCCGCGGCCTCTCCTACCAAATCGCCTATGCCCGTGATCGCGTCCTCCAAGGCGACTGGACGGAGAAGTACGCCCGCCAGCGTATTGCCATGTGCGCTGCCGTAGCCGAAGAGAACCTCCGCGAGTCTCATAACTGCATGGCGGTCTCCATCTATGCCAACCTCACCACCGGGTGCCGTGCCCTGTTCACTTGGACCTACGTCGACCGCAACGGCGAGAAGGACTCGGGCTCAGTTCACCCGACGATGGACGGACGATGAGACTGCTCACCCTCCTCCTCGCGGCGACCTCCCTCCACGCCATCACACCTGGACAAGTCGAGGCCATCATCTTTGTCGAGTCCTCCGGCAACCCCAAGGCCATCGGGCGTCTCGGGGAGCGTGGGCTCGCTCAGTTCTTCCCAGCTGCGTGGGCCGATACAACCCGCTGGCGAGCCCGCCACGGCCTTCCGACCTACGGCTACAGCACTTGGGCCACGGACGAAGGGGTCGGGCGGGAATACGCCACCTCGTGGCTGACCCTCCTTGAGGAACGGCTGACCACGGCGCTAGGCCGACAGCCCACCCTTGGGGAAGTCTACGCCGCCCACCAACTCGGCTTTGCGGGCTTCAAGGCTAAAGGGTTTGACCTAAGGAAATGTCCCACCATAACTCGGGTCGTGGTCGCTCGTCTAAACCGAGACCCACGGACTAAATGACCAAGCCACTTATCGTCGCCGTAGACCCCGGCCAATCTGGGGCCATCGTCTGGACGCAGGACTTTGTGGAGATATACATCGAGAAGATGCCCCCCACCGATGTCGAGGTCGCTCAACTGATCGCGTCCCTTCGCCTCTTGGCTAAGGATGTCGAGGTCTACCTTGAGGAGCCTTCGACCGCCGGCTACGGCCCGCTCATCCCTGCGTCTTCCATCGCCCGCCTCGCCCAGAACTTCGGCCTCATCTACGGCGCTTGCATCGCCATGGGGTACTCGCTTCACCGCATCAAGCCTCCCGCTTGGCAAGCCGTCCACGGCCTCGGCAAGAAAAAGGACCACGGCAAGGGCTGGAAGAACCACCTCAAAGCCAAGGCCGCCGAGCTGTGGCCCACCCAAAATGTAAGTTTAGCCAACGCAGACGCATTGCTCATCCTTGACGCTGCTCGACGCGGCGCCATCAACTAACCCCCTCCCAATGCAAAAGAAACCCTCCAAGCAAACCCCTGAAGCCAAAGCCCCCGCGACCTACCGCGAACTCTCCGGCTCTTCCTACGTCGTCCTCTCTGACGGCACCGTGGCCCGTAAGTTAAAGCCCCGAGTGTCGGGTTCGAGCCGCTCGTGGTTCCTGTCCCACGATAACCGCCTCCGTTGCGTCACGCAAAAGACGGTCGACGAGATGACTTCATTCCCGTAAGCCTTTCCCACACCCAACCCACACAACCCAAGCCATGACTAAAAAAGAAACCACCACCGCAGTTAGCCAGGAGCAGAGTAATCCCTACTTCGACCTGATCACCGCCCTCTCCTCAATGGAGAATGTCGGCGCCAACCGCATCAACCCCGCCTTCAAGGCACGCTATGTCTCGCTCGACGCCCTGCTCGACGCGGTGAAGCCCGTCCTCCAAGCGCACAACCTAGCCCTCGTCCAAGTCCTTGAGACGGAGGAAGGCAAGGTCGGCGTCTCCACCTCCCTGCTGCACACCTCGGGCCACCTCTTCGCCTTTGGGAAGTTAATGGTCAAGGCCGACGGCCTCACGGCTCAACAGGTCGGCGGGGCTATCACCTACATTCGCCGGCAGTCTATCCAGACGGCTTGCGGTATCTCAGTGGACCTCGACGACGACGGGCATCAGGCCTCCGCACCTAAGCCCCAAGCCCCCAAGGTCTTCATGGGCGAACTCCGCTTCGAGAAGGCCGCCGTGGAGATCCTTACGCTCAAGGGTTGGCTCAAGCCTGGACAAGGTTTGAAAGACCTCAGCGCTGAACACCTCGCCGCCATCAACACTCACGCCTTTGAACAGGCCGTACGGAACGCCGTCAAATGAACATCGACGACATCATCGAGAACGCCCAGCTGAAGGGCCGTATCATCGCCCTCGACGCTCAGGTCGAAACCCTTACGGCTGAGGTCCGTTGCCTTGAGGCCGTGGTCCGTTCCCACGAGCGCGTGGACTGCCGTCTGGTTAAGAGCCTTAAAGAGCAACTGCTCGAGGCCGACCGCAAAATCCACGGGCTTCAGCAGGACAACGAAGCCCTCCAGCACCGCGTCGACTTCCTCGAGGGATAACCGATGAGAAACCTAAACAAGCCTCCCCGCTACAACGTAGCCAGCATCCAAGCCCAGCAGACGCTTGGCGGTGATGTGATGCAATCGCACGAGGAAGGGCAGTATGTTGAATGGCGTGACTACCAATGGTTACTGACGGAGAAGCAGCGCCTTGATAATAACTGTGATTACCTTGACCAGAAACTAGACGAGGAAATTGAAAAGTCTGCTATGCTTTGCGGTCAGGTCATGCGGCTGACCAAAGCGGGGGATGTTATGGCAGATGAATGCTCAAACTTCCAAGGTGCTTGGCCCTTGATAAAGGACTGGAACGCCGCAAAGGGGGTGCAGTCGTGACCACCTCGACCACCCACGGCACTGGGCAACCTATCAACGTCATCCTCCCCGACCATACCATCGTCCTCATGTGGATCGTCAAGACGGAGGCCATCCGGCAGTTCTCAATCTCGGACATGAGCCAAGCCGAGGTCGAACTCGCAGACTTCGAGGCCGTCATCTTAGCCAAGCAAGCGAACCACGTCCCTACCTTTGCCGGGGCGACCTTCGAGCTGAACGGCAACGCGTACGTCATCGACGCTGTCAGTCAGTCCGCTGCCGACGTTATCAAGCGCCAGTCTATCCACCTTAAAAAGATATGGGTCTCGGCCCGCTCCTTCTTCCCCGCATGAAGTCGCTCCTTATCCCCTCGTCGGTTTACAAGGCCGCCGCTTTGCCAGAGAACACCTTTGCCCTGCTTATCCTCTTGGACGGCACCGTATTCGTCGAGCTCCAGGCTAAGTCCAACAAGGCTCTCGAGAAGGTGCTGATCGGCTGGAAGGCTGAGACCCTCCCCTCCCTTGCCCGGTCCGATGTCCGCTTCTTTGCCGTGAACTGTGGCAAGGTCTTTGAACTCACCCTCTTCCGCTCTAAACGATGACTACTCAAGACCGCCTAGCCGCCGCCCTGCGCCGACTCCAGACCGAGGCCCGTAGCCTCTCCGCTTATCAGACCGCCTTTGTCACCCAAGCGGATATCCACCGCGTCAGTATCGACGGCGACCGCCTCCTCTCTGTCCTCGCGATCACGGACGCCACGCGCATAGAAGACATCAACGACATGGTCGAGCTGCGGGAACGCCTCAACATCGTCCGGGCAGACCTCGCCTCACTCCTGGTCAGCGTCCAGAACCTTCACGAGAAAGCCGAGGACATGGACAAGACGCTAATCGACGCCGAGAACCTTGTCGACAACCCTGACGAGGTGCTGTAACCCTTCCCTACCAACCCACACAAGCCATGTATACCATCGCACAGTTCAACGAACGCATCGCCGCCCGCACCCGAGCAGAGTACGACGCGATTGACGCCCTCAACCAGACCTCCGCCAAACTCCTCCTCAAGGCGCCGGCGAAGTACGCCCACGATAAGGCCAACCCCCGCAAGGACTCCAAGGCCCTCCGTGAAGGCATCATGACCCACGCCGCCGTCCTCGACCCCGAGGCCTTCGCTAAGTTCAAGCCCGAACCCGAAGCCGACAAGCGCACGAAGGAAGGCAAGGAGGTCCACGCCTACTGGGCGTCCACCCTCCAGCCCGATGACATCCGATGCAAGGCTGACGAGTACGATAACGCCCTGTCCTACTCTGACGCGGTGAAGACCGCCATGGGTCGCTATAACATCGTGCCGGTCGCAACTGAGGTGATGCTCAAGGCCGACTATATCGTCCCCATCAAGGGGTCGATTGATTTGATCGCCGAGGACGGTTTCATCTACGACATCAAGACGACGATGGAAGAGGCCACGCCCAAGGGTTTCGGCAAGCAACTGATTTGGTCGGACGACTTCAAGCTACAGGCCGCTTGGTATCTCCTCCTCTGCAAACTCAACTTTGGTGTCCGCCCTAAGGGGTTCCGCTTTCTGGTCGTCGAGAAGGAGGCGCCGTTTCTGACCGCCGTCTTCGAGCTACACCAAGACCTGATCGCGGAAGGTGAAGCCCTCATGCTCTCTGCCATCAAGGCCTTCGAGGTTTGCAAGTCCTTCAACGAGTGGCCCGCCTACCCGTCCGAGGTCATCGTCATCGCCCGCCCGACCTCCGCTGCTCCCCTCGCCCCTATCAATTTCGCCTAACCAATAACACACCATGGAAAACCAAAACGACCGCCCCCCACTGACCACCATCGACAAGACCGGCAAGTACGTCCTGAAGATGTCCCTCCCCAAAGAAGACAAGGTTAAGGTCTACGACGATGGCGTCGGTGCCCGCCTGTTCTTTAAGACCGCCGAAGGGCTCTGCTTCTCGAAGAGCTACGGCACCAAGTACGGCAAGTCTCTCGCCATGCTGGTCGGTAAAATCTCCGGCAAGTACGTCTCCGAACCGAAGGCCGACCTCTCGGTCCCCGACTTCCTCGACTACATTCGACCCGCGACTAACGTACACTTCGAGGTCGAGGTGGAAGTGACCCCCGATGGCGAGTGGCAGGGCAAGCCGCAGTTCAAATACAAGATGAACTTCCCTAAGGGCAAGGGCGTTGCCGCGTCGACCATCCCAACCCCGACCGACTGGTGAAGCCCCCGCAGACCATCGTCCTCCTCTCTGGTTACGCCAGGAGCGGGAAGGACACGTTCGCCGAGGGGATGACCCGTTACAGCGCTAACGTCAAACGCATCGCCTTTGCTGATGCCCTCAAGGACGCCGCTAACGACTTCTCCATCAACCTAGGGCTATCGGTTAACTTCCACGACGATAGCGTCAAGGCCACCCACCGCGAGACGCTCGTCGCTATGGGTCGCTTCGCCCGGTCTATCCACAAGGACGTCTTTGTCTACAACCTCACCGAGGCCGCCAGCCGTGAGCGTGGGCACGTGGTCGTCACCGACACCCGCTACATTAACGAGGTCACCGTCACTAAGCAACTGATGAACGAGGTCCGAGGCTGGAGGTTTATCCATCTGCACATCGAGACCGTCGGCATCGGCCCGGCTAACGACGAAGAGGCCGCCAGCATCCGCGAGATGCTCGAGGGGTGCATCCCGACCCAAACCTACGCCTTCCAACCTAACAGCGCCGCCATGATCCGTGACGTGGGCAAGTCGGTCGCCAAACATTTAGAACTATGAGCCGTAAACAAACCAAACAAGAACGCATTGAAGAACTCGAGAAGGAGGTCGCCGCCTTACACGCGCTGAACGTCCAACTCGGCAACACGCTAAAGATGACCGAGGACGGTCAATGGGTCGTCATCTCCGAGAAGGACTTGAACCGATACCGCAACGGCATCGACGCTCTCATTAAGGCCGGTGACCAAGTGACCGACTACCTTGCCGAGGTTAACACCGACGACGAGACCGCCTATATACTGCAACTTTGGAAGGACGCCAAGGGGTCGGACAAGTTCTAACTCGTGGCAACGCCCACCG